TTTGAAAATGTTATTACTTGGGAGGTTCCATCACATCTCCGAGCTAAACTTTGGGCGTTGCAACATACTCCATACAAAACAACTTGTTATTTAGATTGCGATATGTATTGCGAACATGAGGATATTGAAAACATTTTTGATCTATTGGAAGATAAAGATCTAGTGTTTACAAAGATCCGTCCATACAATGCCAAGTTAACTAAACTTTCTAACACTGAAGAAATGACTGCACACTGTGGCTGGTTCATTTATAATGACAAACCTGAAACTATTAAACTAATGAGCTCTTGGTGGGGAGAATATAATCGTCAACAAGAACCAGATTATGAGTTAGAACATTATCCTAGGGATGCAACTAAGTGGGACACTTTTACAATGTGGAGGCTTTTAGAGTATAGCGATCACGGTGTAAACTGGGGCTTTGTAAAAGATCCTGATGCAAGATGGAATTTTGTAAATGGCTATAGGGATGAAGAACTACAAGGATCGGAGCGTGTTCTTTATCATTACACTATACCAGAATGGAAACTTGACGAATGAGATGGATTAATGTTAGTCAAGAACTAACTGATTTACTACAGCCATACACTGATTGGTTTTTTAATCAAGACTTAACGGATTTAAAACAGGCTATTGATCATAACCGAGCGGGTGGGTACAATGTAATTACTGGTTGTGATAACGCATATTTAGATATGATTGTGAAAAAAGACGGAGAGCATATTGGCTATCCTGAACACACAAACTCTATTGATATCTTAATGGACGGCCGAGCGCCGGAACATCATAGAAGAGAATGTCAAATACTTAATAAAGAACTTTGTTCTTATTTAGGTGCACGAAATCAAGCAGTGCAAGTTTATTATCCTGAAGGGGGATTTATGAGCTGGCACAATAACTGGAATGCTTCTGGTTACAACATTCTTTTATCATACACAAAAAGGGGTAATGGATTTTTTAAATACAGAGATCCAATTACACATGAGATAGTAGAAATGAAAGATAAGCCTGGTTGGTCTTGTAAAGTAGGATACTACGGAAAAGGAAGAGAGCCAGACAAAGTTTATTATCATTGTGCTGGCTCTTACGAAGATCGTTTAACCTTAGGGTTTGTTATTCCTCATTTGGAAATCTGGAGAAATATGATTGAAGATATCTCTGGAGAAGATGCTACTTCGTTCCAATAACCATAAAACGTTCAAATTCATTTAGTCCATCAAACGTCCAGTATTTTTGTTTTATACTACCACTATAGAGAGGATACTTAATACCAGTATTTTCTAAATGAGCTGGTATACTATCTACACAATTAATACCATACATTTCTTTAATAACGTTAGAATTTTGTACAGCAAAAATACACTCTGGGTTAGCGGTTGTTAGTTCTTTTAAGGGGTACATTGTTTCTGCACACATAGAGATTAAAATATCAGATTGTAGTGCATTAATGTCATGAAAAGCAAAAGGTACGTCCCAATTAATGTGGTTAATTTCTACACCGTTTTCACTATAATGTCTATTAAATACTTTAGATAATTCTAATGCATCTTTATCTACATCAATAAGATTTAATTTCTTTACAAATAAATTTTCACAAAGTAAAGGCACTAAAGGAAACCCTAACCAAGAATTGAGAACTGTAATTGTAAGTTTTCTCTTATCTAAAAACTCATCAAGTTTTTCTACTAACCAAATAGCGGCTTCCATAGAATTTGGATTTAAAGACTTACGAAAGTCTTCGTCTTTGTAGGGCATTTCGTAATGAATTTTATCTAACGCATCACCCCAGTTTTTATAATTGTTTAAGAAGTTATAGCTTAACATCTTCCGGTCTCTCCATTGAATCATATAGACAAATTAAAGGCTCTTTTCTTTCTACAAACTGTCTTACATCTGTAGGCCACATATAACCATTATTATAACTATATACCCAACCATCTGGAAAATAGTCTAATTTTAATAATCGTTCCCTTTGATGCCCAAATAAATTATCTAGGCCTCGATAATAATAAAACATCTGTGTAGGATAGTCTTGAACAAATTTTGTAATTTTTTTCGTGTCAAGACTATCATTCCATCTTAATACACTAGAGTTTAGTTCAGTGTATGCCCATGGAATATCTTTTACATCTGTTTTCATTTTTTTAAGATTGTGCCAGTGTGTTCTCACAAACACTAATCTATCATCACATTCATGATTAACAATACAATCAACATTTTTTTGTATGTTAATGTCTAGGTCAAAGAAAAGTTTTTCTCCTCTCTGCCTTACAATTTTAGTGTCAAACAAATGCAATTTATTCCACCATTTTTCGTAGTAGTTTCCTTCAGGTAAAGGAATAACATTAATGTCTACGTTTAGGTTGTGTGGGAATTCTGTGAGGCAGAAGAACTCAAATTCTTCTGTGATATGCTCTTTGCATAAATTATGTATTCTGTTAACGTATTCGGGTCCATATCTTTCACCCCATTTCACCGTGTAAATATTTATCATTTCCAATGCTCCAATAAGTCTGGATCTACCAACTCATCTTGTTTTGTTTTACCTCTACTCGAATCTTCAAAAGGAAGTAAATCAATATTAAAAACACAAAGTATAGGTTCTGGTCTATACTTGTCTACTTCTAAGTCCCCTGCTTCCCAATCTCTTCCTCTATTAAAAGAGTATGCGAACTCGCTGGGAAAATGTCCCCACAAAGGATCATTACTAAACTCTCCCCACCTCCAACTGTGATAGTTATCTGTACCGTCTGTAAAAGTAAACCAAATTCTTTCTTGATGCTCTAATACATCTTTCCAAATAACTTCTGCCTGATTGTCTCCCCAAACTTGACAAGAGCCATTTGTGTATGCACCATGTGCCAATTTAAACTGTCTTGTTTTCATTGGACGTGGATCTTGCCACCAACTTCTAAGTTTAGTGGGACGTTCTAAGTCATACATAATGATTGGTTCTAAATCATTTTGTACAATTACATCAAGGTCAAGGAATACGAACCGGCCAGTAGGTTTGTCGTCAGCAAAATTATGCGTATTAAATACAAATGTTTTTGGCCTGTCCCAACACCTTGCCATTCCATATTTGAAATTATCACTTCCAAACCAATATTTAGGATGGATATTAGGAATATCAGGAAAGGGGATAACTTTAACATTATCATCCAAACCATCAGGATGCTCAGTGTAGCAATAAAAATGGTGATCAAATTTTTCATCATTCGTATGCCTCTTTGTCATATTATATAGTTTGTTTACAAAGTGAGGTCCGTATTTGGTGCCCCATTTACAAACAATATAATTTACTCTTATCCTCTCCATAGTTTTAATAACTTCTCATCTTTTAAGTCTTCAAACTTAACTTGTTCTTTAGCTTTAGGATCGGGCGTATTATCAGTATTAAACAAACAAAATTTTGCTTCAGGTCTAAATTTAAAGGGCTCAATATCTTCTGGATGCTTCATACCTCTGTTATAGCTATATACCCAATCTAGAGGTATGTTTTTCCAAAAATCGCGATATCGCCAATAATGATAATTGTCTGAGCCTTTATAAAAAGTAGTAAACACCATTCTGTCGTTTATAAGAACATCGTGATAGATGTGCTTACATTGCTCTCCGTTCCAGCACATTACACTAGAGTTAAAGAAAGTACCTCGCATATCAATAAAAAGTCTGTCGTGTTTTTGTTTTGGATCTTGCCAGGTGGTGTGTACTATGCGAGGTTTGTTAGCTAGTACCTCTAAATCATTTATTTTTCCTTGTATAACAACATCTAAATCCAAGTAACACCATTTGCCAGGATAGTGTAGCCACTCGTATGAATTAAATACGAGAAACTTCGCTCTATCCCAGCAATAGTTTTCCTTGTTGAACCAATATTTAGGATGGAGTATGCCGTCATCAGGAATATATGCACTATCACAAATTAATCCTTCAGGCTCTTCCGTGTAACATGTAAATGTAAAATCTCTTGTATAGTTTTTTTGAACCATTTTATAGAGATTGTTTACATGTTCAGCGGTATATTTTGTACCCCATTTTATACAAACAAAATTCATCATATAAAGAACTTAATCATTTACTACATTTTGAATAACGTAGTCTCTCCCATACATTAATCCATAGTTAACTAGTTCAGAGCAAATATTTGCTGCTTTGTTATCAAATTCTTCTCTGGGTCCTTGTACTACAATTGAAACAAATTCTCCATCTCTTAGTTTGTCTAAAATTTGATTTGTGTCTTTCTTGTCCCATTCGTGAAAACTGCTAAAAAACGCGGTTGCATTTCTTACTGTTCTTGCTTCCATAACATACTCCTATTATATTCATCTGCTAAGTTAGGAAAGTCTTCTTGTCCATTAAGTAAGGCGATTGTATAATTTTCTTTATACTCACCGCCGGAAAATTTAAATGAATATATTTCTTGTTCAGGAAAAAGATCAAATGTAAAATCTTCATGAAAAAGAAATCTATCATCTCCTGCATACTTTACCATGTAATAGTCTGCATTCTCTCTCCAGTAATTATATATGTGAGATGCGTCTTTCCAAAGCATAACACTAGAATTATAGTTACTGAGATAGTTATAAGACCAATCCTTTGATTTTAAAAAAGGAAAGTCCTTATGTTTCCAATAAGTATAACAAATAACTGGATGTTTGTCAAGATAATTCCACATATGATCCATGTTTTTTTGTATAATTGTATCCAAATCCATATAAAGAACAGAACCCAGATCATTATATCTTAGTAGTTTAATCTTTTCCCAGTGTCCTTCAGGTTCCCAATCCATATTAATAATCTTAATATTTTTGTTCAAACCAGCAGGATTGTCAGTTACACAAACATAATTGTACTTGCCGTTCGTCTTTTCATAAATAGAATTAACAGCGTTCGCTGAGTATTTGTTACCGTATTTTAATGTTAAAATTGTTTTCATTAGAGCCAATAATTTTTATAAATAACAGAGTAAGAGGATAATCACTAATGGCAACTGTAGCGAACATTGTTATTGATCAAGGAACAACATTTTCCACATCAATAAACCTTTCCAATGATGACGGATCTGCAAAAGATCTGTCTGATTATACGGCGAGAGCTCAGTTACGAAAAAGTTATTATACTAATACTTATACAAGTTTTACAACCTCGAAAGTGAATTTAACAGGAGAGTTGACAATTTCTTTGACTGCAGAACAAACCTCCAGCCTTAAAGCTGGCAGATATGTTTATGATGTTGAGATAGAGTCCTCGGCAGAAACACTTCGAGTTTTGGAAGGCATTATAACAGTAACTCCAGAGGTAACACGATAATGGCGATTAAAGTAACAGTACCTACACGAAGAGGCGGCGTGGTAACAACTACCACATCTACGTCTAAGGTTCAGACAGCAACAAAACTAGAGGGATTGGCTAATGTTGATCTCACCGATGCTCAAGATGGGTATACCTTTACATATAATGCCGATACTGGAAAATGGGAGGCAACTCCTGTTTCTGGTTTAGCAATTTCCTCCGAAAACATTCAATTGTTAGACGGCGGAACATACTAGTTTTATAAAAAATAAAATTGATGATCTTGGTTATTACTAAAAAATAAAATCTAAATATTTAGGAGAAAAATAAATGGCAACAGTTATTCAGATTAAAAGATCTAGTGGTGCAACCGCCCCTACAACGACTGATCTAGCCGAAGCCGAATTAGCGTATAGCCAAGATGCATCCAATGACGGTGCAAGTGCTATTATGTACATTGAGTCCAAGGACTCAAACGGCTCAGCGGTTATTCAGAAAGTAGGTGGTAAATACTACACTGATCTTGTTGATGGAGCTACAAACTCCAACACAGCCTCTGCTATTGTTAAGAGAGATTCTTCAGGCAACTTTACAGCAGGCACAATTACTGCTGACTTAACCGGTGATGTAACTGGTACAGTTAGCGACATTAGCAACCACGACACAGACGATGTAACTGAAGGTTCTACAAACCTTTACTTTACAGACGCAAGAGCAAGAAGCTCAATTAGTGTAAGTGGAGATTTAAGTTACGACTCTTCAACTGGTGTTATTAGCTTCACAAACGACGCTGGTGACATTGAGAGCGTTACAGCGGGTACAGGTTTAACAGGTGGTGGCACATCAGGAGACGTTACACTTAACGTTGATATGTCAGCATTTGACTCCGACGATTTAACAGAAGGTTCAACTAACCTTTACTTTACAGACGCTAGAGCACAAGGTGCTATTTCAGTAGACTCTACACTTAGCAAGTCAGGCGGAGAAATTAGCTTGCCTGCTTCTGGTGTTTCAGCTTCAACTTATGGTTCTACAACAGCGGTTCCTGTTATTACAGTTGACGCACAAGGTAGAATTACATCAGCAAGTACAGCAGCAATTGCTACATCATTTGATATTTCAGATGGTTCAACTACCGATACAGTTAACGGTGGTGAAACTCTTACATTTGCTGGTGCAACTAACGAAACTGAAGTTACTGTTTCTGGTAACCAAGTAGCAATTGGCCTTGTTACTAACCCAACAATTGGTGGTAACCTAACAGTTTCTGGTAACTTAACAGTAGCTGGTACTACTACACAAGTTGACACCACAAACTTAACAGTAAGCGATCCATTGTTCCAACTAGCTTCTGGCAACAATAGCTCAGATGCAGTAGACATTGGTTTCTTCGGTCTTTATGACACAAGTGGTTCACAAGACCTATACGCTGGTTTATTCCGAGACGCAAACGACGGCAAGTGGAAGCTCTTTAAGGACTCCCAATCTGCTCCCACTACAACTGTAGACACTGCTGCAACAGGTTATGCAGTAGCTACTATGGTGGCAAACGTAGAAGGTGATGTAACTGGTGATTTAACTGGTAACGTAACTGGTGACGTAACTGGTTCATTATCTGGCGGTACAGTTTCCGGCCTATCTGCTGCTATTGCAGTAGCTGACGGTGGTACAGGTGCTGGTAGCTTTACAGCTAACGGTATTGTGTATGGTAACGGAACAGGTGCTTTACAAGTAACAGCAGCGGGTGCCGACGGTACTTTCCTTGTTTCTAACAACGGAACACCAGAATGGGCATCTACTTTAGATGGTGGAACTTACTAATTGATAATTAAAGGGGGGCTTCGGCCCCCTTACACTGAGGTGGAATGATGGATACAAATACACAACAAAATGATGCTTTAATTAATGAATACATTCAAAGTTTATCAAAGAAGTTAACTGATAAAACAATGGATGGAGTTTTGTTAGAAGCTAAACTTAAACTTGCTAATAAGCAAGTTAAAGAATTGGAAGAATATATTGTTACTTTAAGACAAAGTTTTGAAGATCAACAAGAGGAAAAAGACTCTAGAAGTGCAGATGATGTTTCAGGATTGGTTGAAACTAACGCATTTTTAGAAAATGAGAACGATATGTTAAAACAAGAATTACAAAAGGCGAAGCAAGTAATTAAAGAATTAAAAAATGCCGAGCCTAAAGAAGTTTTAATAGACGACAAACTTAAAACCTCTAATGATATTTTAGTGAAAGAACTTTCACAGGCCGATAAGAAAATTGACTCCTTGAAAAAACAGTTAGCAGAGTACACTAATAAAGAACAGGAGAAATTAAATGGCGATAACAATCAAGCCGAAGAGATCGGAAACAGCGAGCTCAGTACCTACAACTAGTGATCTAGCAGTAGGTGAGATTGCTATTAATACAGCCGATAAAAAGCTGTATGTAAGAGACTCCAGTGATGCAATCCAAGCGATTGGTGGTGGTGTTGCTGTGGACGATGGTTCTACTACTGCTGATGTTTCCAATATATCCTTTTTGGATACAACATTTGGAAACTTTACAGTAGATACTACAACTAGTCCAGGAACAGCTATTGTCAGATGTACACAAACAGCTGACTTAGACTATGGCCTCATTACTGATACAGTCATTGGTTATAACAGCGTAGATTACGGAGGGTTAACCTAATGGCAGCGAGAGTTAAACTTAGACGCGGTACAACTACGCAGCACGCATCATTTACTGGTGCTGAAGCAGAAATTACCGTAAACACAACAAAAAACACCCTTGTTCTTCATGATGGAACAACACAAGGGGGATATGAAATTTTAAGAGCAGACTTAGATAATTTACCAGTTAGCGCGGTAGTGCCAGGTTCCCAAGTTGACGCTCTTGATGGTGGGACATACTAGGAGATAAAATATGCCAACAATATTACAACTTAGAAGGGGAACAACAGCAGAACACTCATCATTTACTGGTGCAGTAGGTGAGATAACTGTTAATACTACTAAAGATACCCTTGTTGTTCATGATGGTTCTACACAAGGTGGATTTGAAATTGCCCTAGCAGATTTGTCTAATACCAGCGCTATTACACTTAGCAATTTAAGTGCAGGCACAGGTATTTCTTATAATAACAGTACTGGTGAAATTTCAGCAGATACTGCTACTATGGCAACAAAATCCTATGTAGACACCCAAGTACAAAGTAAAGATGATCTAAGTGAATTATCTGGTACTACAGATGACGTAACTGAAGGTTCAACTAATCTTTACTACACATCTACTAGAGCAAATGCTGATTTCGATACGAAACTAGCAGCTGCTGATACAGATGATGTTTCAGAAGGAAGTACTAATCTTTACTACACAACTGCAAGAGCAAATGCTGATTTCGATACGAAACTAGCAGCTGCTGATACAGATGATGTTTCAGAAGGTTCAACAAACCAATATTACACAGATGCTAGAGTTAAGAGCTTACTTACTGATCTAGACGGAAATATTGTTCCTTCAGCAGACGTTACCTATGATTTAGGTTCTTCTACAAAACAGTGGAGGGATATTTATGTAGGTCCTGGTTCGTTATATGTTAACGGACAACAGGTTGTATCCGATAACTCAGGTACAATTACAATTTCTGCAGACTCTAACCAAAACGTTGCTGTACAGACTAGCGGATCTGGTGACATTGAACTTGATCCTACAGGCTCAGGTACTGTTCAAGTTAAAGGTACACTTCAAATTGAAGATGGACAAAACATTACAAACAGTGCAGGAAACGATATTACATTTGCTAACAACATTAAAGTTGATCAGATTACAACCAAATCTACTGATACTAACCTAGTATTAAGTGGTAACGGTACAGGTAATGTAACTGTTAATGACGACATCAACATTACAGGTAACCTAACAGTAGGCGGTACAACCACTACAGTTAACTCTGAGACTATTAATTTAGCAGACAACACTATTGTTTTAAACAGCAACTTTACATCTGGTTCACCTACAGAAGATGCCGGACTTAGCATTAGCCGAGGCGGTTCAACTGCGGTAACATTCTTGTGGGACGAAACAAATGATAAGTGGACAATTGGTTCTGAGACATTTGTAGCCGGAACAGTAGAAGCAGACTTAACAGGTGATGTAACAGGTACTGTTAGCTCATTGAGCAATCATGATACTGACGATGTTGCTGAAGGTGCTTCTAACCTTTACTATACTGATGCAAGAGCACAAGCTGCTATTAGCGTTGGTGGTGATCTTAGTAAGTCAGGCGGAACAATTAGTTTCACTGAACGCACAGACGCTGAAGTTAGAGGACTTGTTAGTGCAGGTGGCGATTTAAGTTACAACAGCACAACTGGTGTTATGAGTTTTACTGAAAGAACAGACGCTGAAGTTAGAGGACTTGTTAGTGCAAGTGGCGATTTAAGTTACAACAGCACAACTGGTGTTATGAGTTTCTCAGAAACATATAGCTCAGCATCAGAACTTCTTACAGCAATTAAAACAGTTGATGGTTCTGGGTCTGGTTTAGATTCAGATTTGTTAGACGGTCAAAGTAGTGCGTATTATCGTATAAATATTTACAATAGTGCAGGAACATTACTTAACTAAACGGAATAAATTTTAATGGCAATAACTATTAAAGTTAAAAGAAGTGAGACGAGTTCAGCCTCACCAACAGTTAGTGATCTAGCTGTTGGTGAGATTGCCATGAACACGGCTGACAAAATTCTTTATACAAAAGACAGCTCGGGTAATATTATTAAATTATCAAACTATGCTGTGGCTGATCCTAGTCTTGTGTTTCCAACAGGAGACTTAGGAGATTTGACTGGAAGTACAGATGCTTTTGGACAATCTTTGGTTGCAAATTTTGATAATCTAAGTACACCAAACGGGCAATTAACTACAGAAGATTTAGGAGCACTTAGCTAGTGGCTTTATCTACAAGACAAGATTTAATTGACTATTGTCTTAGAAGGCTAGGGTTTCCTGTCATCGAGATAAACGTTGATGAAGATCAAATTAACGATAGAATCGATGACGCTTTGCAGTTTTTTCAGGAGTATCATTTTGATGGCGTAGAGAGAACTTATGTTAGACATCAAATTGAAGGCTCAAAGATTAAATTTACATCTTCAGTCGTAGAAAATTTCCAAGTAGGGGAGACTATTATTGGTGCAACATCTGGTGCATTTACTAAAGTTTCTTCTGCTTCGGGACAATATGTTACTGCTGAAAAAATTACAGGCACATTTCAAGCAAGTGAAACAGTAAGCGGTGCCGAGTCTGGCATTGTTGCAACTGTCTCTGCTTCAGATTTTTATACCGAAGGCGATATTGAAAAGGGATACATTCCTATTTCAAACGGCATTACAGGTATTATTAGACTTTTTAATTTTGGAGGAGCAGCTACTGCTAATACCAGGGATGGTAACCTCTTTGATATTATGTATCAATTTAGACAGAACGATTTGTATAATTTGCTAGGAGCAGATATGACATACTACACAATCGTTCAGTCTCATTTAACAACACTAGAACAACTATTAGTTTCATCTCGCCAAATTCGTTGGAATAGAAAGACGAACAGACTTTATATTGATACTGATTGGGATAAAACTTTCAACCCCGGAGATTATGTTGTCGCTGAGGCTTATGCTATTTTAGATCCCGCTAACTACTCAGAGGTATATGATGACATGTTTTTAAAGAAATACGCAACAGCACTTATTAAGCGTCAGTGGGGCGAGAATATGAAAAAGTTCGGAGGCATACAATTACCTGGGGGTGTAACACTAAACGGGGATACGATCTTCCAAGAAGCAATTCAAGAAATTTCAACCATTGAAGATGAAATGCAGAGAAGATACGAATTACCTCCGACATTCATGATAGGGTAAGCCAATGCCCACTAACTTCTATTTCCAACAAGGCGATTCGATAGGGACTACAAATGAACAGCGCCTTATTGAAGATTTAATCATCGAGTCTATAAAAATTTATGGCAATGATGTTTATTACCTTCCCAGAACCGTAGTTAACGAAGATTTACTTTTTGACGAAGATACTTTGTCTGAGTTTACTCAGGCATATCCTATTGAGATGTATCTTGAGAACGTTAATGGTTTTGACGGTGAAGGAGATATATTTACAAAATTTGGTATAGAGGTTAGGGACTCTGCAACGTTTGTTCTTCCTAGAAGAAGATGGGAAGAATTAGTATCCACATCTGGCGGTGTTTATAATACTGACTCAAGGCCCGCTGAAGGAGATTTAATTTATTTTCCTAAAACAAACTCTATATTTGAAATTAAACTAGTTGACTTTGCCAATCCTTTTTATCAAGCAGGCAAACTATACGTTTATAGACTAGAGTGTGAATTGTTCGAATACAGCTCAGAAGAGTTTGAGACAGGTATACAAGCGGTAGATGACTTCCAAGATGATAATACTTTGGATCAACTTGAATATGGTCTGTTGACAGAGGATGGAGAATATTTAATTGCAGAAGATTCTGAGCCATTTACTTTAGAAGGTTTCTCGGTTGTTAAAACAAATACAACGACAGATAACTACAATTTTGGTACACTAAATAATATTGAAGACATTTTAGACTTCACAGAAATAAATCCATTTGGTGAGATAGGTAGTAACTCGTAATGTTTAAGAATCAAACATTTTATCATCAGCACGTTAAGAAGGCAATTATTGCCTTTGGTATGATATTTAATAACATTAATGTTGATAGAAGAGACTCTGACGGAAACTTGTCACAATCTATTCGTGTACCTCTATCTTACTCTACGAAACAAAAGTTTTTAGCTAGAATTGCTGCTATTCCAGACGAACTAGCAAGAGGCGAGGTTGCAATTACTTTGCCTAGAATGGGTTTTGAGATTGATCAATTTGTCTTTGACCCTGCAAGAAAAGTTTCGCCAATACAAAGAAATAGAGCTGTTGGCGAAAATGATAATGTTAATACAGTAAGAAGCACTTTCGTTTCTACACCATACAACATGGGCGTTTCATTATATGTTTTTGCTAAAAACCAAGAGGACGCACTACAAATTGTAGAACAAATTTTACCATATTTTAATCCAGATTTTAATGTTACTGTAAATGAACTTCCTGAGTTAGGTATTAAAAGAGATATTAAAATTACATTAGATGGAATTAATTATGATGATCAATATGAAGGTGACATGTCTGCTAGACAAAGTATTATTTGGACTTTAAATTTTACAATGAGACTAAACTTTTATGGGTATGTTAGCAATGCCGGTGTTATTAAGAAAGCTATTGCAAACCTTTATGGTGATACAGACATATTAACTGATAATACGTTAAGGTCAACCTCATCAATTGCAGATGCTGAAACCGGTTTAGAAGATTTAACTTTAACACCAGCAGACAAATATGATTATATAAAAGAAATCCTAGAGGATTTTGAGGGAGACAATCTTGGATAATCCATTTGAAGAATTAGATAAGAAGTTTAAAACTAGCCCAACAGCGGCTCTAGATAAATCTCTTGTTGAACACAGAAAAGAAAAAAATCTTCCTTCTACACAAACAACTGAAGAACAACAACTTGAACAGGACTTTCAAGAAGCGAGAGACATGCTTAAAAGAGCTGGCGCTTACAGTGAAGAAGCTATTCAAGGCATTTTACACATAGCAAAAAACAGCGATCATCCTAGAGCATACGAAGTCGCTGGACAACTTATTAAGACTATGCAAGAAAATGCAAAAGACATGATGGATATTCAAGGACAAAAGAAAAAAGTACAAAAAGACGATAATAAGGTACAACAAAAAGGAGTAACAAATAATAATCTTTTTGTTGGAAGTACAAAAGATTTATTAAGGGCTTTAGGTAAAGAAGAGTCAAAAGTAATTGAAGGTAATTAATTATGCGCACGTGGAAGCAGGTCGAGAGTTATCCTGACTACTGGATTGGGACTACATTCGATGAAGCAGACTATTACATTTTCTATAATCAGTTTGCCTCTTTGAAAAAAGATAAATTATCTGTTTTAGAGGTAGGAAGTTATCTTGGAAGAAGTGCTTTAGCTTTTAGAGATATATTTGAAAAGTTAAACATTGATTGGTCTATACACTGTATGGATTCTTGGATTAATCCTTATGATCGTTCGGTTGCTATCGATAGAGACTATAAAGACTTTATTGAAAACACAAAAGACTCTGGTATAACACACGAACAATTACCCTTTCATGTTCCAATGAATTGGAATAATTTTAAAAATACTAAAGATTATAATATAGTTTATATTGATGCATGTCATAGAAAAAAATCTACAATTAGAAATATGGAGTATTGGATAGAGTGGTGCACAGATTTGATGATTGTAGATGATTTGCAAATGAAAGAAGTACAAGAGGCAGTAGACGAATTTTCAGAAAAGTATAGTATGCCTTATACTACAGAAAAACAAAAGGCAGTTTTTAAGGTTAATAGATGAGCAACGAAGAAACTTCTTATCACGGCAATCCTAATCTAAAATCGATTGGGTATGCTCACGAGTTTACTAAGGAGCAGGTTGAAGAATATTTAAAGTGTAAAGACGATCCTATTTACTTTATTGAAAATTATTGCCAAATTATTACACTAGATAGAGGCTTACAATTATTTAAACTTTATGAGTGTCAAAAGAAAAAAGTAGATCTTATTCTTAACAATC